TCCAAGTCACGGGAGCTTGCCTGAAGGCGGGGGTTCTCCACTAGTGTTTGAAGTCTTTGCCGAAGATTTGCCATATCTAAAACCTCTCTCTCTCAACCCTACATATATAATGTATCACCATTTTAATGCGTTGTCAAGAACTTTTTTGCTTTTCTTTCAATATTTCTTTCAACAAAATACGGGCTGTGTCAAACATCGGATGACCCGAGTTTCGAGCCCCAAGATTCCTCATAAGCCATCGCACATTGGGTGCTGAAACTTCTTTACGCATGGCTGGCACGTCCATCATATCCAAGATGGTGCCAAGTGCTGACTCTTTCCTTCTCAATGTCTCTGCGTCCACAATCCCTCCAAAAAAGTGTTAGGGCTCCCAACTTCCCTAACTAGGTACAGCCTGTAAGGTCAGTGCTTCGACCACGCTTACGCAACCACGATTATAACCTTGGTTATAACTCTCTGGTCTGTACCCCCCACATCAAGTTCAAAGAGCGGGCTAAGAAGCTCCCAGCCACATTATTAATATAGCAAATCCCAGCATCCTTGTCAAGTAAAAAAGACAAAAATCTGGGATTTTCTTGGAAAAAATAATTTTTAATTCCGGGGTTTTAGGGTTTGGCTCAGCCTACCATATCGAAGAGCGACTTGCACACGACACCAATTAAGCCTGTGCCAAATAACCACATGACTTTGTTGAGGATTCCGACACGCTCTTTTAATAAAACAATCTCTTGTTTCTGGGTTTCTTCATTCTTGATAAGCTCACGGACACCCTCCATTTCAAAGACCAGTCTCTGGTGCTCTTTCAAACCGGGCTCAACAACAGTAGCCAGAAACTTCTGACGCTCGATGTTTGCTGTTTCCAATTCTCTTAATCGAGTAACCACGCCTACCTGACTTCCATCGCCTAATAAAGTTTTTCTAACCTCAACGAAGTCTTCCTGTAATTGGTCCACCTTCTCGACCAGCTTATCAAAACCCCCGTTGAGAGAGGATGCATTTTCAAGTCTCTTCTCGACAGCGTTTAGCTGTCTTCCAATTTGCTCTAGTAAAAGGTGTAGTTCTGGGCTGTTGCTCATTCATTAATCCCCCGGCAGGTGCTGAACTCTCAACACAATATAAATAGTAGCTCAGGGGCTATTCAACCTCGACAATTCCATGACTTGTGGTGATTAATGTGCCTGCTGCCGATACAGCGTTTGAGAGGGCAGTTTTTGTTACTTTTACTGGGTCAATAATTCCCAATTCAAACATATTTGCAAGCTCTCCACGAGCAAAATTAAAACCAATGCCCAACTCTGCATCCTGAACCATCGCAGAAATAATGTCTGGGGAGAAACCGCCGTTTCGTGCCATCTGACGGATGGGCTCAGAGCAAGCTTCCAGAACAATCTTTGCACCAGCAGCCTCCACATCACCGTCGGCTGATTCGACGCCGTTTTCGCCAAGAGATTGCACCGCCTCAACCAAGGCAACGCCACCACCACAAGTGATGCCTTCCT